CGCGACAAATGGGCTTCCCCGATTATGCGACATGGCAAGCATATCACGCCAAATATCAGGCACAGGGTAACAAAAAAGGCGTGGCAGTTGCTCCGAAGAAAAATTTCCTGCAAGGATTGCTAGAGCAAATCCCGTGGCATCCGTCATATCTTTTCAAGCATGTGAACGACGCCTACGATAAAGCGATGGGGAACCCGCCGCAATGATGACAGATAAAGAGATTTTCGATGCCATCCGTGAGCGCCGGGGCAGACCTTTGGCGCAAGCCGACGTGGACGCAATCAACGCGATCCTGGGGCCTGTAGCTGCGCCTATTCCGTCAATGGACGAACCTGCTTGGATCTCAAACGCTCGTTCGAAGATCGGCCGGGCAGAGATCGTTGGTCCAAAGCACAACAATTGGATCGCGGCTGGATGGGCACGGCTCGGGGTGAAATGGTTCAATGACGACGAAACCCCTTGGTGCGGGTATTTTGTCGCTGACTGTCTCAATGACGCCGGACTGACATATCCCAAGAATTTCCCGTCTGCCGCCAGCTTCACAACCTACGGGACCGCTTGCCCGGCGCAGCTTGGCGCAATCGGGGTAAAGGCTCGCAAGGGCGGGAACCATGTATTCTTCATTGTCGGGCAGACGCCGGACGGGGTTTATTACAAGGCGCTTGGTGGAAATCAGGGAAACCGGGTTTCGATTATCGATATCCGCAAGGATCAGGTGAATTTCATCCGGTGGCCCGCCGGGGTGCCGGTGCCAGCGCGTCCATATCAAAAACTCCCCACTCTGCCCGCAGGCACAACATCAGTGAGTGAAGCATGAAGGTGCCCGAGATCACGCCCCTGAACACAATCAGGACATTTGCCTTGGTGATCGTTGCGATCACGAGCGGCTTTGTCATGGGCATGGTTATCTGGCTCACGCGGCTGCTATCGGATCCTAGTTGGTGTGATCGAGCGATTGGGGCCGCAAAGGGTGCTGATCGACCTGAAACGGCGTTTGGCGGCTGTTTCCAGCTACTCACACAACAAATGTCCGCACTGGCGATCAACAGCTATATTTTTGGCGGCGTCATCGCTCTGTGTCTTGCTGCGCTCATGATCATCGTCGTTGCCGGTGGGAAGCTGTCATTCACGGGAAACAAGGATGGCGTGTCAGCCAATATCTCAGGCTCGGGAGATACTCCTGCACCGACAGTGACAACAACCACAAAAACCGAAATGAAGCCAGGCGCAGCGCCGACAAGCGACACGACATTGGAGGATACCCCATGATCTCTTTTCTGACGCCTTTTCTGGCAAGCATCGGGATCCCGGAACCGCTGCGCAAGCTCGTCGCCTATGTCGGGCTTGCGCTTCTCGTGATCGCGCTGCTTGGCCTTGCCAAGTGCACCTATGATCGATCGATTATCTCGGCGCATGACAACAAAATCACGGCCAAGACTGTTCAAAAGGATTCGAAAGCGAAAGAGCAATCGGCCGTCGAACGGGCAAACGACGCGGCAGCAATCGCCAAAGCTGAAAAGGAACGGAACGATGCGATACTCAAAGGTCCGGCTGTTAAGCCTTCTCCCGCTAGCATTAGGGCTAATTGTGAGCGCTTGCGGCGTGCCGGGACAGACACGTCCCGCATTCCCGTCTGCAATTGATCTCAAGGCAGAGCCAAAGCCCGCGATCACCCCCGACGTGCTGACAAGCGACGTTGCGGCCGAGCAGTATAATTCCAGCGTCGAAGCATGGGGCGAGCGTGGATGGGCCGCTGTAGCTCGGATCTGCCGGTGGTCAAAGGCGCTTGGAAATCCCGTGGAATGCCCGCCTGAAAATTAAGGTTTGCGCACAATTAAGCTATCAAGCTCTTTTTGCTGTTGCAATATGATTTCACCTAGTATCCTCACCGTTACGGCCAGCCCGCCCAAGCTCGGATAAAGGTTGAGCCGCGCCTTTAGTGCATTTTCTTGTTCCGGTGTCATTTCAAAAATTTCCTTCCGTAGTAGGCCAACAGAGCCGCCTCCGCACGGCCGTCATTTTTCGCACGCTCGAAGGCATGTGCACTTGCAGGGAACAGCGTCCGCGCCTTCTCGCGGCTCGCGCCCTTGTCAGAATTCAAGAGCCCGAGCTTCCCCTTCCAGACGGCCGGTGTGACGAAGTGCACAGGTGCTTCCGCAGCACTGGCGATTGCATGGGCAAATCCGAGCGATCGACCAAATGAAAACATGCTTGTGACGCCCTGCCCCGGCCGCGCCGCGATATACTCGATCACGATCATGTCAGGCATTTCAAAGGCAAAGGCGTTGCGCCAGTCGATTGCCCACTGCGTCCATGCAGGCTTGGCCTTCCCCTTCACAAGCTGCATCGGCACATCGAAGCATGCGACAATGTTTTCTTCGTGGAGGATCGAGAGCGCACCCGTCTTTCCTGGATCTATACCGGCGACGATCATTGTTTCGCCCTTTTTTCTATTTCAGGCGGCATCCAATCCCGCCAAAAATCATGTAATGTGCGAAATTCATCATCCGTTGGTTTCCGGTTAAACAAAAGGATCAAACCACGTTGATCATCATTATCTCTGACAACACCATTCAGTTTCAAAGCAGGCATTCCCGTTCTCCCATAAAAGGCCGCAACCATTCAGGCGGTTGCAGCGGTTCGAAATCTCCCGGATCCGCAAAAGGGATATCCTCGGGCTTGAAGCGAAATCGCTCCGGCAGCTTCTCGATACCCTTGTGAACGAACAGCCAATATTGCTTCGTCGCTAGATCCTGGAATGCACGCCCCGGCCGCAAGTGTTGAAGCTGGCGGTTCCGCTCGGCCGTCTCGGGCCTCACATGCTCCACACAGAGCGTTGACGGGCCAAAGGGGCAGCAGTGGTCAACGTGCAGGCCGGTGATATCATGGCCGTGGATATACATCGCAGACCAGCGGTGTGCCCACCACATCATCCCTTCGTCCCAGAAACGCCCGTAGGGCTCGCTGTGCCCGCGACCTTTACCTTGAGCACCAATCCACATGACGCAGCCCGTGATAGGGTCAAAGGCGCATTTCTCGGCAAAGCGCCGCATAGCATCCTTGGTCTGCACAAAACGGCCTTTTTCGTTTCTCATTTCCGATACCTTAACATGCTTTCGACGTTCGCCTTCACCCTAAATTTCCGTTCAAGAGCCCACGGCTCTACATCTTCCATGATTTGCTCAACCGTCTTGATCAAATCCGGCCGGTCCACTTCCTCGAAAACCAATTCGTCATGCACCTTGAAAATCGTGTATAGCCCGGCAGCTTCCGCGCGCTTCATGGCACCCATAATGAGATCTCGCGCACTGCCTTGGATGCAGTCGGCCGTGATCATCCCGTGCCATGCCAGATGCCGCCTGAATTTCTTGCCTTGGTAGCTCATGAAAGTCCAGGATGGCTTTTCGTCACCTTGCGGCGTGAACGATGTTCCCTTGCGCGGCCGGTGATACCAAATCTTTCGGCCGCTCGGCAGGCGCATCGTGAGAAAGTCACCTTCCTTGCGAAACTCGATCCCCTCATAGGAATAGGCCATTGCGCGATTGCACCAAACGGCGTCAACGCTGGCCTGCCAAAGCCCATACCAAAATTTAGGGACCAGCGGCGCCACTTCCTTGCGGTAGGCATCGATAGCCATTTTTGCCAGTTCGATCGAATCCTTGGGAGCGAAGCGTGCGCGGAAACCAACCGGCCCAAGCCCGTAGCCCGAGCCAAGGAACGTGTTCTTTCCTATCTGCCCCTCCCTCTGCATCGAAGGATCCTTGCGGTTGATCGGCCGCTTGAAAATCAGGGACGCGGTTTCGGAATAGACGTCAAGCCCGGCATGCATCTGCTCCACACGATCATGCTGTCCGGCCATGCTCAAGAGGTTGCGAGCTTCCACGGCTGCATAGTCGCCCGAGACGATCACTTTGCCCTTCTCGGGCACAATACAGGACCGCAGAGACGAAATGATCGCACTGAATATGTCATCGCCCCATAGCTCTTTGATCAGGCCCACGTCGCGCGTCATGATCGCGTCAGCGAGAATGTCGGCGGTCAATCCCTGCCGGTCCCCGATTTCACCGCGTGGGTAATTCTGGATCTGGATCAGCCTGCCGACGTCGCGGCCGGCTCTCGCGCCGTGATATTGTGTCGCGTAGCGCACGCGTCCATCGTTACCGGCGCATTGCAGCATGCGCTCAAGTTTCGAAACGCTCGATGAAGCCAGCGAGCGGCGCAGCGTCAGCACTTCGTGGATATTGTAGGGCAGCGGCTCGCCTAGATCTTCAATCCCAAATTCGTCGTCGGGATCCAGGATTGCGTCAAGTGTGGCCTTTTTCATGTCGCCCAAGGCGATACCCTGATCATTGACCCAATTGAGCACTTTTGCACGCTGCGTCGGGTTTAGGCCGGTCAATTCCCGGAAGCGTTCCACCATAGGCACGCGGACTTGTTCAAGCACATTAATGCAGGCGTGCACGAATTCCGTGTCGATCAGGATCCCGCGCTGATTTATCTTTTGGTCAATGACCCAGATTTCCCGCTCGCTCGGTCCCAAGCCCTGTGTGGCGATATATGCACCATATTGAGCGTCAACGTCGGCATCGCAATATTGATACAGCCGATTGAGGTTGAATTCATTGTGCTGCGACCAGCCGCCAATGCGATCCGGCTTGCACATTGTCAGCATGAGCCGGTGCCCGTCCATGTCTTTCTTCACGGGCAGTTCCAGCGCCGTCACAAGCGCATCCAGGCCGAGAGGCAAGGCTTTCATGCCTGCCACGGCCATCGTATCGTGCCAACGCTCTGGCGGCAATTCCGGATAGCCCATCGGCTCCATGTGAAATTTCCACATAGCTTGCTCGAAACCGGCATTGTGAGCAATGAAAATAACAGTCGGATCCTGCGCCAGCGCCATCAATTCAGTATCTCGCGCGTGAAGCTGCTTTTCGGACAGGCAGCGCGTCGGTGCGGGTATTTTGTCAGTCACGACTTTGAGCGACAGACACACGGGAAACGTGGTCATGTCGGCCGCGTATTTCCATGCACCGATCTTTTGGAGATCCGCACGGGATGCAGTTTCAAAGTCTGCGACGACGTATTTCACAGGTCATGCTCCCCAAAGGTGACGCAGTTTTTAACCCGCCTATTTCTGCGTCGAGCCCCGGCGTTAGGGCTTACCATATCAGAATGCCGGTTCGTCGTCATTGACACTCGGGGCATTGGCAAGAGGATCCTCTGCCGAATATCCCGCGTAGCCGCCGAACACGTCATTATTGTTTGGACCGCCGATGCCTCCGAGCTTTTCACCCTTGCGGACAAAAAGGCAGTTTTGCAGATAGGCAGTCACGCCATCCTTGGCATCCAAGGTTTTACGCCGGAAAGGCTTGAAAGCCAGTGCAGGCACGACATAGGCGCCAGGATAGAACAAGTCCTTCCCTGCCTGTGCTCGCGCGTGTTCCTCGGCCGGAATGTCCACGATCTTGCCCGCAACCAATTGGGCAAGCTCCACGTCGAATTGTGACGACGCGGTGAGGATCCCGGCATAAGGTGCGTAAAGCTCCGCACGCTTTTCAGCCTTTTCCTTGATCTTGAATGCTTCGTCAGCCGTTTTGCCCTGTGCATTCAATTCAGCCTTTGCGATTGCACGCTTGCCAGCAGTCACACCGGACATGCATGTAAGATAATAATCGCCGGGATTGCCCGAGAACGATCCCAATTCTGCCTTGAGCGCATTGACCATGATCAACACGATAGCGTCAAGATCTTCCTTCTCGATCCCGAAGGTTCCGGAGAATTTCGGCACAGCGTTTTGAACATTGCGCGGTGCTGATTTCGCCGTGATCGACGAATAGAGCAACCGAGCCGGTTTGACGAGAGTGTAGCGGTGTGTTTCAGCCATTGTTACTTCCTTTTGTCCCTAGTGAAATTATCCCGGCCAGCACGGGGACCAAGCACCGGCAGGGAATTCCTTATCTGTGCGGATCAACCGCAGCAGGCAGCTTTTCCTCTTTCATCCAAGGATCACAAGTGCAGTCTTGCCAATCATTGTGCCCAAAACTGCCGTCACGATAGAAACCTTGACCTTCGCGGCGAAGATAAAACCCCTCGCCTTTGCAGCGTGGACATTTAGGATGATGGTTTGGATTAGGCACCACTAAAATCCTTGCTGCTCGGGCGTCTGCGCGAACGCTTCGAACGTCGTTGCGTTGCCCCGTGGCTTTGCCTCTGGCCGGGGATCCGACAAGGGCGCAACCGACAATCCCGCGCTTTCAGGCTTATAGCCCCATTCCAGTGCGATTTCCTTGCCACGGCTGGATAGCTTCTCGATCCCGGCCGGGCTCTTGATCTTGGCGGGCTCGTAAGCCTTGGATCCAAATGCAGCTTCCAGCGCAGCAGCGGCCCCAGGCTTCCACACACGGGCCACACGCTTTTCGACGAGCTTGGCGCTCGGGATATTGCCACCGGCAACCAATCGCGCGTGCACGACGCTTTCCAGCGCATTCATGAACCGGCGCGCATATTCGCGCTGTGAATAATATTCGTTCAATTCCTGATTTGTAAGCATGGCAACAAAATCCTCGCTGGCGTCGGCATAAGCCTTGAACGCACGTTGCATGACAACACAGTCCAAAAGGACCGGGCAAAACTGGCAGTGATCGCCGGGCACATAATCGGCTTCGTCAAGATCCTGCGTGCTCACAAGAGCATTCATGCGGGGCAGCAATTCGTTCATGCCCCAATCCATCACGAAGCCAAGTGTGGTTTCCCAAACGTCCGGTTCCTCAAAGATCCCGTAGAAATTCGGTTGCACGATCCCGAGCGACACAAGCAAGTCTCGCGGACCTGCCCGCAGCCACGGATCATTCATGATCATGAGAAAGGCATAGTAGAGCAATTGCTTGTTTCCAGCAGCCGCAACGCCGACGCCTTCCCCATTCTTGTAGTCCCGCAGATAGACGCCTTGCGACTTGCTCCACCAACCAAAATCGACCGTTCCGCGCAGCAATGGATGAATATCCGGCAAGTGTATCGTATCCTCAAGCAGCATCGAACCTTGCTCGGAGCGATTTGCGAGAATGCTCATGCACTCGTTGAAATAGATATGAGCGGCGTCGAGATTGACCCCGTCAGGCCAGCCCGCGATGTGTCCGCCGAATTCTTCACCAAGAAACTCGTAAGGTTCCAGGCCCATTGCGACCGATTTAGCGCACAATTCATGCGCAGCCGTTCCGAGTTTGGCAAAATCGCTTTCGACGTTTTCAAACTCTCCATTTTCGATTTGCTCGCGCTGCACCAGAAACGATGCTGTGCACGTCATGAAGCGGTGTGCTGCGCTGCCGCCTAGCGGCGAATGCTCTAGCTCGATCACAGCACTTTCCTTTTGGAAGCGCCCATAATCAGGCCGAACATGAAAGGCGCGAAGGGGCAGGAAACTCCTAGAATTTCACTGCAATTCCAGATGATCGCGGCGGCATAACCCCAAGGCGTGTATGTCCAGAATTTCCATAGAGGAAAAATCATTTGCCCAACTCCTTATAGCTGCATCGTTGTTTCATCGTGGTTTGGCAGACGTTTTACCCGGTCTGCCAGCGGGTGCGACCCGAAGCCATGCCCTAAGGCATCGCTCGCGGAAAATTAGCCGGCGAATTCAATTCCAGCCTTGGCTTCAACGGCCGCAGCAAATTCTGCGCGCTTTTCATCCGGAATATTCCGGCTGTGAGCGACTTCACCGGCAGGAACGAATTCCGTGATGATCGCCTTGACCGGGCCAGGATCTCCGAGCTTGACCGCTGCCTGATTGCACAGAGCCCCAAGATCCGCGTCCGTCCACTTGCGTGCAGGGATTGACGCCTTGGCTTCTGCATCCTTTGCTTCGAGCTTTTCCGATGCTTGGCGGAAAGCAGCAAATTCATCATCTTCCTCAATAGGTGAAGCAGTCTCGGCGGGTGCAGTGGCGGGAGCATTCGATTCCTCGCCAGTGCTCGCGGTGCCAGTGTCCCCAATTGGGAAGCCCGGCTTTGGGTCCGGACGCTTCACGCCAACTTTCATGCGCCACAAGCCTTCCTGTGTCTTGCCCTTGGTGGACGCGTGCATGTCAGCGCTCCAAGGCCAACCGTGCGCGTCCACTTCGTCAGAAAGGGATGCATCTGTCTGTGCACTCGGGCCAGTTCCAGCCGACGCCGGTTCTTCCTGCGTATCGGCCACTCCCGTATCTGCCGCTGTGTCCGGCTTCGCAGACACGGTGCCAGCGTTTTTTACCGGCGCGACCGCAGCGGGGCTTGCACCACCGAGCAAAGCATAGACAGCGGCAAGCTGTGTAGAGGATGACACAAGAATTGTGACCTCTCGCATTTTATCAAATTCACTCATGATCTTTTTTCCTTCTCGTCTAACACCCTGTGAATGACATTCATTTTTTCCAGTGCCTTCACTAGAATTTTTTCGGATATGGAGCCAGGGGCCACAAATATCTCCGCCGAAACTATATTCTCTTGTCCTATACGGTCTAGGCGGGAAACGGCTTGCTCGTTTTGTGCTGGCACCCAATCCGGCTCTGCCAGATAGCACCGTGAGCAAACTTTCTGCAAACCATCAACGCCCGTTCCGCCTGCTTGCAAATTACTAATGAACACGCGCA